TCCTACCCATTACTTTTTACAATTTAACATATGCTGATTTATTTCTTTTAAGGATTCCTTTATCTCATGCAAATCACTTTTAAAAGAGTTTTCTATTTTAGAAATTTTTTCTTCTATAATTCTATCTTTTTCATTGCTCCATTGTTCAAAACTTTTTTTGTTAGCTTCATAGACAATTATATCTAATTTTTTATCAATAAGATTTTCTAAATATTGATTATTTTTTTCAATTTTGTTATCTATACTGTTTGTTATTCCTTTTATAAAAGCAGCTATTGCTATGATTCCACCAACGAAGCTTAAATGTTCTTGTGTAATTGCAAACATACTCGCCTCCTTTTTATATTTTTAAAATAGTATTCCAGTAGTTATAATATTCTCTTGCTTCCTTAGTATGATCTACTATTGCATGGTCTTTGTACCCTTCACTTTCTATTTTATCTTGCCAACTCATTGCACCAAAATATCTTACAGCTTTATAAAATTTTTTTCTAGTATTGCTATTTACTTCAGTTTCTTTCATAATATAATCAAAAATCTTATCTGCTAATTTTCTATTTATGCCTGTGTTATTATATTTGGAATATAAATAATCATGAATTACAGCACTTTTTATCCATTTTCCAAAAGTATTATAAATAGATTGTAGACATTTTGGAATAGATGCTCCATCAGTTATAAAACCTTTAAAAACTTTTATCTGATAGCCATTGATGTCATAGATATAATCATCTAATAATATTGCTTTACCATCAGATAAAAGCCTTAGGTTTAATTTACTCTTTTCCATCTTTTAACTTTTTGAATAGTGGTTGTAATTCTGCAACAACAGCGTCTATTGTATTTTCATTGATAAATATTCTTAAATGTTTTGGCAATTTAGATATAAACTCTTGTACTGCTTTTTTCTTTAAATCTCCTAATCCTTTTCCTTGTATAGATATTTCTTGTTCGATAGCCTCTCTGTTTACAGCCTCTCTACCCTCATATCTCCACTTTAAAACTAAATAAACCACCAATGATACCACATAACCTAACACATTCCATAATAATTCTTTTTCCATAATTACTACCTCCTAATAATTTAAAATTTTTTATAAATTTGTCTGGCCAGACAATTATTATCTAAAACTTATTTTATCGGCTCCCTTAATTTGCCAATGGGGAGCGTCTTTAAAACTTCTCCAACAGTTTCCACCCCATTCAATATTATATTTTTGCAATAGCCCTTTATCTTTAGCTATATTGTAAATATCTTGGTAATAATGGAAGTCTTTCCAAGTTCCTTTATAAACTCTATCAACTATAACTCCAATATCAACTGCATAACCTAGACCATCATATTTGATTTGATGATTAGACTTTTTTCTAAATCCATCACAATTTGTTACTTTTAATCCTTTTATATTTCTACCTTGTTGATACAATTTGTTTTGTTCTGCTGGTGTACTTACACCTCTTATAATTTTAAAGTCCCAAGGGCTTATTAAAATTAATTCTTTAAAAAAATTAATCAAGTTTGGATGTACACCTTTTAATTTGTCCAAGCTTGCTTGTGATAAAACAAACATATATACCTCCTTAAAAAAAAACGACCTTGTAATAAGTCATATAACGCATTTTAAAAGAGGTAGCTATACTAAACTACCTCTATTTTATTTTCCTATCGCTATCCAAAAATATCTATCAACTTTCCCAAAACTATTTGTAAATCCAGATGTTAAAATTTTTATTTCATTATTATTTCCAGGAATGCAACTCCATTTACCATCACTTATATTATGGTGGTTATAATTTCTTGCAACAGATGTATTATATGAATTATTAGGGAAAGGGATTGGTAAAACTACAAGGTGTTCTTCATAATCTTGCTTTGTAACAGTTAAATTTATAAATCCCCATTGTATAATTAATCCAGTTCTTTTATCTTTGAACCAACTTCCTTTTTCATTACTACCAGTCTCTGTTAAACTTTCAAGATCACTTATAATTGCTTCTAACGAATAATCTTTAAAATGCTCTGCAGAATTAACAGTGCTAGATGTTCTTTTAATACATCTATGTAATTTCCCTGAAGTTTTATCTAAATAATATTCACCTTCAATTTTTTCTCCTGGATCTTGAATAAAATTAAGATTTACTTTACCTCCAGCAACACCTTTAAACTTAGCATCTATTTCATTATTAACAGTTTTGAATTTTTCATTTATTTCATCTAACTTATTTCCTTCTAAAACTGTATCTGCTGTTGTTCCAAAGTTTTTATTAAATGCTGTATTTTTGTCAAAAGAATTTTCTTTTTCATTTAATGCATCAGTTAATTTTGCTATTTCTCCATTAAATGTATCTGTATTTTCTTTTAAATATTTTGTTATAACTTTTTTCACATCAACATCTAACTTTTTTATTTCATTATTGTATGCTTCTTTTAATGCTTCAATACTAGAATTTTTTTCTGTTTCTAGATTTTGAGATAGATTAGTTTTTAAAGCATTAAGCTCAATCTTTGTTTCTTCTTCAAAATCTTTTATTTTTCTAGATATTTTAGTTATTTCAGTTTGTACAATAGCCTTCACTTCTTTATGTTGAAATTCTTGACTAGCTTCAAGTCTTTTAGTTTTTATAACTATATCATCTAAAGTTATTCTATTGCCACCCTCCACAATAGTTATTTTTAGAGTAGTCCACCCACCATTAACGAAAACACTATAATGGATAGGAAATAATACTTCATTTTCACCAGTTACAGATATTGTTTCAACTTGATAACTTTTATCTGGAAGTATGTATTTGAGTTCTAATTGTTTCCCTTGCAAAGTCTCAGCCCCAAACATATAAATAAACTTTAGTCTTATATGTGGAAAACCTCTATCTCCTACTGTAAACACATGACTATCTAAGACTTCGCAACGATTTGAATAAACTAAAACATTAGTTATATGCTCCATTAGTTACCACCTGCCATAAATTCTTTAATTTTAGCTAAATAATCATCTTTATTTATTAATTTAGGTTCTTCTAAAGTTTTAAAATAATTTTCAGCAGAATAAACTCCGTCTATAAATTCTTTTCCATAACTTGCAAAAATTATAAGCTCTTGTAAATTCATAATATATTGAAAATTATCTTCAAAATACCAAACAACGGTATCATCTTTTCCTAATGCTATTTTACTTGCTAGCAAAAATGTCATAGTTGTTCCCATTAAACTAATATCTTCAAACCTACATTTCTGCCTATGTTTTTCACCATCTATCTCATAGTCAAAACCATACTTTAATATTTCTGCTTTTATTCTATCTACCTTTTTATCACAATATTCTCTGAAACCTTCCTTATCCTCAACTATCCATTTTTTATTTTTTAAAATATGGAAAGGACTAGGTTTATCATCAATACTATACATTGTATCTTCAGTTTTAGAATACTCCCAATTAGCTGGAATACTTTCTCCTTTGAACTCTACTAATTCGCCAAAATTTGTAATTTCTTTATAATTTGGTATTTGATTTTCTGTTTGAAAAACAATTACTACTTCTCCATTTAACAAATTTTCTTTATTTAAATAAAAATACATATTAATCAACCTCCATTGCTATGTATTGTACTTCTCCATTTCCAGTTGCAGATGATATAGTTGAAGTTTCAGCACTTGCTGTTATTGATAAGTTTTTAAAAGAAGAATTATTTATGCTATATATAACACCACTATATTGATAATATTCATACTTTATCCCTGATGCATCTTTTCCAACATCATGTCCATGTGAAGTATAAAATTCTCCACTTACTTCTAAATTACTTTCTAAAATTGTAATTTCTAAAGTGTAAGTAATATTTGTTCTATTTATAAATTTTTTTAAAATATTAAAATTTGCATCAATACTTAATGGATTTATACTATACTCTATTTGATAAGGTAGTTCTTTATGATTTATATTAATAGAATAATTCTTATCAAAGATAACTTCCCCATTTCTTTTAACTTTTACATTAAATGTTGGTACTTTTAAAACGTTTAAGACTGCTTTTCTTTCCCCGTTCTTTGCTGTTTTTTTAATATTTACACCAAGTTCTTTATAGTTACCTTTATAGTATTTCCCATCTAAATAACCCGTTATGCCTAAAAGTGTTGTGACAAATGCATTATTTGTACTCCAACTAGTGCCCATAGCTTTAATAGCATTAGCATCTCTATAGTTTTCATTTGTTCCACCTATAAAGAAACGATATGAAACTCCACCTAAATGCTCAGCATAACAAAATATACTTGCCATATTCTTTCCAAAATTTGCAGATTTTATAGTTGGAAGAACTATCATAGGTTGTTTAAAACCTTCAAAATTCACAACTCCACTTCCAGAACTATCAGTTGCTATGGTCCCGTATCTAATATTTTTAATTCTTGTTAATCTTCGTCCATCTCTGTAAAAATCAATAGCACCATTAGCAATAGTTATAACTTCATTTGTTCCACGACTAATAAATCTAGCAGAACCATCAAAATTTGTTCTACCAGTTATAGTAAAATCTCCATTCTCCAATGAATTATTAATATCAGTTATAGTTTTTCCATTCTCTACAACTCTTGCTTGATTATTTTTGAATTGTATATAATGCCCTGTTGCTTCATCTCCAACTTGAAAAGATACATCTTTGTATTTTTCATCCGTAATATCAGTAACTCCTAAAAGTATTTGAGAAGTTACTACACTAGGATTAGCTGGGTCTTTAATATTTAAAGCAACTCTGTTATTAGGATTTTCTGCTTCGAATTGCCCTAATTTATCAAAAGTTACATGTGCAAGTTCTCCATTAAGGCTTCCAAATTTCTCACCTTCATTTAAGAGATATGCTCCAACTTTATCAGCTGTACCTTGTAACTTTATAATATTTCCATCAATAGAGTTATACATTTTCATAGCTGGTAATATTTCAGCTTCAGATATAGAGTTCCATACTCCGTTATAAAATTTCTTCCATACATTTGTATCGGGGTTTAACCAAATATCATTTTCTTTTACATCTGCTAAATTAGGTTCTGTTTTCTGTTTAAAAAGCTTACTCCTTACATCTCTATCTAAAACTTTTAGATTTTTACTATTTTCATCTATCTTTTCTTCAAGAGATTTTAAATCTATAAAACTGCTATTGCTTTTTCCCGATAAAGTACTAGAGTATGTAAAATCATCATCATTTTCAATACAATCAGCTTCTATTTTCATTTCAAATTCAGCAGGTTTTAAAGATATGCTAATATTTGTCACTCTTACAATGGTATTAATATCTTCAAGTTCTAAACTATAGACTTCACCTAATTCAATATCTTTCAAAAAATTAGTAGTAAAATTAAAAGTCTTATTATTTAGTATTTGATTTTTATATTCACATAATGCTATATGTTTAGCAAGTTTTTCAGTTTGAACTTCTCTATTTTTTTGAATAGATACAAAGTTTTCTTGATTTTTCTAATTCTTCTGAATAAAGTAGAGAATCTTCAAATTTTTCGTCAAAACATATTTTGTTTGGGCATGATGTTATTGCTTCATGGTATTGTTTTGCATATATTATTGTGTCTGCTTCACTACGCTCTAATAAATCAGTAATCTCGTTTAATGGTAGGGATTTATCAAGTGGTACAACCTCTATGTTTGAAGTGGTTGCAGCTAAATAAGAAACACACCATTCATATCTGTTTGGAGATATAATTGCAACTCT